GGAGTGTCGTAAGGGTTAGTGTTGGCCAGTTTGGAAGATTCAAGCAGGAGAAGGTGAGTTGGGTTTAGAGTTCTTAAACCCAAGCAAGATCTTTTGAATACCAGGAGGCAGCCGGTGCCATTCCAAAGCACGGAAACCCGGTAAGGAGAGCCAAGGAATGGGGTCGGTGTCAGTGAACATGAAATCCTCTGAGCCCAACAAGTTCCTGTTCTCCAAGAAACTGGGAACAAACGCGCGGTATTGTTGGAAAAAGACATGCAACCAACCGTACCACATGAGATCCTCGGGGTCCAACAGTTCATGCAGCGAATCACCCAAAGCCAATCCGACAGACCACTCAAGGTAGTAGGAAATGAGCACTTTGGGCAAAGTAGAATGACCCTCATGGTACTGCAGCTTGAAAGCTAACAAACGACCGGAACGGATGGGGCCCATGTGGGTCAAAGTCCAACCACAGAAGTCAGGCCACCGAGTGACAACAGGTTTGTCATCAAGACAAAAGAACTTCTTGAGCGAGGCCCAGGCGGTGCGCTCGTAAGGGATGTACTGAATGAACATGTCGTCACCGGAAAAACCCATGGCGGCAAGTTCATCGAAGTCATAACGCAGTTTGAAGTATGCTGCACCAAACCAAGAATTGAAGAGGTAAGTGCACCATTGACCAGAAGTGCGCTGCAGACCAAGGGGCCCAAACGAGCTCTTGAGGTGACATGTCAAGTCCTCATGGAGAGCAATGAAATGCTCAGGTACGTTGAAGACACGCATGATCTGGATCTCAAAGTTGAGGGAGTCAGCCCTAACAGACTTGTCGTACTGAGTGAAGTCATTGGCAAAAGATAGGGGGACCTCTTCCTTCACATGAGTGCGACACCATTGAGCAAGATCGTTATGGGACATGCCACCGTAAAGCATGACGTTGGGGCGACCTGAAACTTGACGAAGCTTCACAGACAAGTAACGCGTGAGGGGCCCAAAAATGGCGTTGATCTCCTCAGTGTAGGTAGTCAACATCTGAGCGGGTTTGACTTTCGGAAAAACAACCCCGTCCTGGTATCGCGTGATCGTGTCCAGCTTGTTGATAAGCTGAGCTTTCAACATGTTC